ATGTTAATGCCTGCCCACTCATTTGTTAATACGGCTCTGATTCTATTAAACCATGTTATAAGATACGCTGCTTTGGCCTCAAAATTTGGAGAAAACCGAAAAGTCCGTATCTTTGTACTGTGTTTTTCATAGTATTAGATTTAAGGTTAACAAAAGATTGGCTGTCTGGGATAGATAGCCTTTTTTTATGTCCTTTTCTCACGTCAAATATACCGTCACTATCCCATCCGGATGTTTACCCTATCCCATGAAGATACCGTCACTATAATAAGCGGATAGCGTCAATATGTTTCAAGTTCCCATTCCATCGATAAAAATTAAAAGCTTTCGAAAAAAAATTCTTCCGTTTAACATTTGAAACATAGCAGGTTATCTCATTTCACAAAAAACAGGTAAAAAAAATCTTGCTAAAAGATTTGCGTAGTCCAAAAGTTCCCCCTATATTTGCACCGCATTTGAGAGAGAATGCGGGTTCAAGGAAGTTTGGGTGAGTGGCTGAAACCACCAGTTTGCTAAACTGACGTACTCGTAAGGGTACCGGGGGTTCGAATCCCCCAGCTTCCGCAAAATCTCAAAATAAAAAGAGCTAAGTTTTATAGACTTGGCTCTTTTTAAATCTATCAAACTCCGGTGGGTTCGTCTAACGGTTAGGACACATGCCTCTCACGCATGTAATACGAGTTCGATTCTCGTACCCACTACCAACAACTCTAAAAATCAACAAGTTACAAAATAAGAGTACTAAAACAGGGACTAAAATACAAAAAGGCAGCTTATTCGGCTGCCTTTTCTATCTTTTCTCTAAATGTTCTCAATTGGTCTACAGTCGGGTAAAACGTAGGATTCTCCCAATTCCTTGAAATCACTGCTATCATCGAATCAAGGTATTTTCCGCAATCGAGAATTTTGGCGCATTTATCCAGCTGGAATTCCCCGGCCGGGTATCTCTTATTATTGAGCGTTTCTTTAGCCCAAGTTAGCAACTCGTTTATTGAGTCGTAGTCGTATTTCTTTTCTTCTGCCATAATGTTAGTTTTCGGCAAAGGTATAAAAAATCCCCGACTACATAGCCAGGGACAAACACAAAGATATAACCCTTGCAATAATCGCAAGAGGAATCAGCCAGTACAACCACCTTTCTAGGCGTTCCATAGCATCACCAGCAGAAGCCGGCAGAAATCCGAGTGATACCGGTCGTCGGCCTGCTCAAGCAATATATCCAGTTTACTTCTTTGCATCTCTCATCATTTTACGTCTTTGTTGCCGGGTAAGTCCAACGTTCTTTGCAACTCCGGTCAGGATCGCTTTCTCATCATCGGACATCATATCTATGACTTCCTTTTTAGATTTGCCGGACAATATGGCTTTCAATATCTTATGCATGGCATTTACATTTTTGGGTAATCATCTGTATGTGTTCATTGCAATCACAAATGAACATCTGGACATCTTCGGTTAGCATCTGTGCGATGTCACCTGAAAGATATGCTATCTCTTCGCCCCAGGGATTGATCCGGAAAGCTTTAGCGATATGTGCTTCTAGGTGCTTTCTTTCATGGTCGAAAGAATTAAGGAATTCAGAAGGTGAAGAGGTAAGCCCTATGACCATGACTGTTTCCCTCCTGCCATAGTTTGAGTAAGTCAGCCCTGTATCCAGCTTACAGGCATTCAAATTCTGGTAGGATTCAAGGAGAATATCTTCCGGACAATCAATGCTTTCGAGTGCGTCCATTATTATATCTGTCCAATAGCAGGTTACAGCATAGAATATATGAACCACCCAATCGTATTTTCGTATATGTATTCTCCTTGTAATCATTTTATAACATGTCTTCCCAGATTATGGGAGTGTCGCTACCGATCGTATCGGCATAATACCGGCTGAATGTTTTTCCTTCCGGTGCATCTTCATCATCAATGTAATCCCTGACAAACATAGCAAGATACTGCTGGTTGGGAATTGAGGACCCGAAGTAATCCGCAATAGCCATATTGCAAACATACACAGCATCATACCCTTTGTCTTTTTTCAGTTCGATATTAAACTGCTTCAACAGCGCATCCAGTTTTTCCTTTGTATAGGTAGAAATTTTTGCGCCATTCCTGTCCCTCATATTAGACACGGCGAACTCGCACATTTTTTTAGAAAAGTGCCAGCCATAGTTTGAGAGATATTCTTTCATTCCCTCCGGCAAGCGTTCATAGACATCCATTCGGCTCATATATATAGTTTTTATTGTATTCAACTTAAAGAAGGGGCACAGTGTCCCCTTCGTGGATTATCTCCGGTATCTGGAATAAGGACCGGTTCCTCTGACACCACGTCTTTCACCATATCCACCATCTCCGTAACCACCGTCTCCGTAGTCTCCCATGCGACCGTCGTTATAACGCTCGCCATATCCGCCACGTATTTCACTCATGGCCTTTTCATAGCCATCACGACAACCTTCTTTATATGCACGCTCAACTTCACGTTCCATATCTTCGTTGTCACCAAAGCTCCGGCCTTCGCCGATTACTCTCCATCCCATCTTATTTATCTTTTTTTACGTTGTTAGTACTACTGCTCATTGACTGCATAAAGAGCGTCTTTATGTCTTCCAGTGTCGGCATATCTTTCTTTAATTGATAGATTTCATTCTGAAGATCTGTAATCTTTTTCTCCTGTGCCTTACTTTGGGCTACGCCTGGATCAATCTGCTCAAGGATGGATTCACACGCTGTAATAGTATTACGGTGTTTGTCCACATTCTGAATCGCATCAAGGCTTTTTCTATAAATACCTTCAACCACCGTTTTCAATGAACTTTGAGAACAGGATACAGTCATCCCGGCATGTGTGGCAACATCGGACATATAAGGAATACCCTTAAATATCTGATTATTTCCATTTACCTGGACCGTCATATCAACAACCTGGAACATAGGATTAAATTGCTGTCCCGGTTGTGGTTGCGGTGTATAAGGGAGGCTCATTTCAGAGAGAACGCCCTGAAAGTATACCGGTATATTGGTAGAATCTACTATATGCACTAACGCACCTTTATTTAAATCTTTGAACATAATTACTTCTCTTTTGAGAAAGCAGGGGAATCTCCCCTACTTTCAGTTTTTACTTGCTTTTTGCGGCACTCTCCGAAGCTGCAGAAGCAGCAGTCGGCGACGCTTTATATCCTCCACTTACAAGGAATACCTCGTTTGTATACTTGTTATAATGGATTTCATAGATTCCCGTGCCTGACAGATTTTCAACCAGCAAAGGTTTGTTATCATAAGTCATTACAGGTCTTGTATCACCATTGGTCCCAAGAAGTATTGGTAAAGTACCGGTTGTACCGGCCGGAATTGACTGGCGAAGATTGACATAAAATCCGCCAACATAATCCCGGTTACGGAAGGCATGGTTAGGAAGTTCAAGAACTATATTTTCCGTACCAACCGTTACGCCTACCGTCGGAAGGGTATTGTTATTGTTCCTTCCGAGTGTCGGGAAAAAGAAAGGGAAACCTGTAAAAAAGTTAGGCCACATAATTACCTCCTTTCTTACTTTTAACCCCAGTAGTTGTTACAACCGCATCCGCTACGTCCATTGAAAACAGTATCACCCGCATAAGCTCCGAAAGCGGCAGCACGTGCTATTTCCGGATTAAACGCCTGCAATTGAGGATAAGGAACAGCAACAGTCGGAGGCATCTTACACTTGATTGCGTCAACTTCGCTTTGCAAGTTGTTAAGAGCACCGGCGATAGGAGCTGTATTTGCCTGGATTGTCGCAGAGATGTAAGCGTTTTGGTTGGCCTGTGAAATCTGTCCTTTAAGAGCCAGGTTTTCAGCAGTCAGGCGATCCATCTTGTCAGCTTGATACAATGACTGGAAGTCATTCAGCTTGTTCAGGATTGCTTGAGTATTTGCCAGGTTACCGTCACGCAGATTCATTGTGTTTTGAGTCATTGTGTTGGTAAGGATATTCATATCCTGGCAATTCTGCAAACGGGTTTCCGCACCCTGTCTTTCGATAGCTGTACGAACATCGCAGCAGCAGCTTGCAATCTGTTGACCAATTGACGCACCCATGCTCTGAACGGAGTTAATAATCTGTTGTGAAGACATACCGATCTGACCACCGATCTTGTCGATTGCACCCTGCACATTACACAATGCGCCTTGTAACTGTTGAGTAGAACAGTTCAAAGAACTAGCCAATTGGTTGATGGCAGTCCCGTTACCTTGAATAGCTGACATAAGCAGTTCACGTCCGGCGTCATTATTCAATTCTGAAGGAAGTCCGCCGCCGTTACGGTTGTTGCCAAATCCATTTCCACCCCACAACCAGAACAATACAATAATCCACAACCACCAACAGCCACCGCCGCCCCAAGCATCCTGATTTTTGTTTCCATTCATCAGAGCTGCCACGAGGTTAGGATCAAGCCCATTTCCCTTCATCATTCCGGGAATCATAGCGAGGATTGAGTTTAGTCCACCACCAGAGGCTCCAGCTTCAGGAGTGAACACGAAAGTTTTATCACTCATATTTCTTATATTTTGTTATGACGGTCAATATTAACCGCATCACAAAAGTATATAATAGAGACTGCGTAAATCAGCACTCATTTGCAAGCGATTTGCGAATATTTTGCAGATATATTGCAATCATTTTGTTTGTATTTTTACGGCTTTCAAAAGTGGATATAAGATAGCGTATACTGGCAGATGTCTTATGAAGTAGAGCGGCTATCTGTTCAGGATATAGACCGTATTCAGTAAGGAAGAATACTACGATAGAGCGGGCATCGACAACCTCGGTCACTTTGCTTGATGAAAGGATTAGTTCAGTAGAAACTTCTGTTTCTTTTCCTACAAGGTTCAATATTTCGGCAAAAATCTCTGACTTACACATGGTAATTAATTTTTTTGTTGTACTTTTGCCCTTGCCAATCAGTACATATACCAAAAGAACAAAAGCATACTTCGGAATGTTAAGGATATTATACCCCCTGACACAACCGATGTATGCTTTGGTGTATTAAAGTATTGATTGGCGTCAACTTTAATGTGTCGGGGGTTCTTTTTACTCTGTCCCCCAAAAGAGCTACATTTGTTATGATAACCGGCCTTCTACTTTACCGGATAAACTTAGTGCTTAGTATTAATTAATGTATCATTTTGCCCTCCTTTCTTTATAAACCTTTTTCCAACGGAAATTGTTATATAGGTGAAACTTAAACTTTTCATACCGGAAACGGTCTGTGAAGATAGTTAGTCCGGTAATTACCACATAAATAAGTTACAACTGACTCCAGCTCCTATGTACCAACCACCCGGATAACTATATCCTGCCTGTAAACCTAATCCCCAGCGTTTCTTTTTCGAAGTAACAGTATGATAAATATCATTCGTCACTGTCTGAAATACAGTTCTTGGAAATATCTGCAAACTATCCAGTCTCGGACGATAGCCGGACACCCATGCACGGTAAAGGCTGTCTTCATAGTAAGCCTGTTCACGCTCGACTACCGTATCACCTATGTGCATGGTATCTGTCAGTTTGAGCGTCAGTAAGGGAGCCATAGGCGGAGATATGCTTAAGGAGCAAATCTTGATAACCGTCTTTATCTTCGTCTCGGTCTTGATTTCTGGCGGGAGAGGCTCGTGCGGATTATAACGCATCCACACGATCACGCCAAGCAACAGGCAGACTAGTATCCAAGGGAGGGTTTTCATAGGATACTATCACTTGAAGCCCACTCCGGACCCGACAATAAAGTATTCAGTTCTTCGCCTTCGTATACCGGATAAGGGTAAACCGGCTCTTGCGGAGTCTCCTCTTCGTCCAGTAACGGCAAAGTCATGATACTTGGGAACAACTTTTCATAGTGATCCAATTTCATAATCACCTGTGTACCGTCAACGCTCTTTCTCGGAACCAAGTGCAGTTCATCGAGTACCTCCTGCGGTATCTCGTTCAAATTCGCTGTAGGAAATGTAATATATTTCATAATCAAATATAAACAGATATTGTATATTATAAGATTTGTCTGGAAGTTTACAACGTGCGTAAGAATTGCTCAATAAATGTGCTTTCGTACTCATAAGCTTCAGAGTTAGGATGCTGGTTCGTTGAGCTTATCCTTTGAGCATTTAATCTTGCATTCTTTGCCGCATCGCATATTGCCGGATTTGTGCTGCGCAACATCATAGGAGTACGCTCGTCACCATTTAGGTCGATATATGGGATTCCCCATTTATTTGCAATTTCTATCTCTGCTTGACGATATTCGTCAAGTCCCAAGCCATTAGAAACAATTATGCCAATATGAGCAAATGGGCGATTTATGATTAACCAATTAAGCACTGTGTTCCATGCACCATAAAATGATGTTATCTCTGTGCTATCAATAGTTCCCTTATCTGCTATTACATTTACACCGTAACTCTCGTCATCATCCCCGATACCAATAAGATGCGTGTCATTTATTCCAAGATAAATGGTGATATAGTCTACGTCTTCGGCAATTTGCTTGTACAAAGCGAGCGGGCGGTCTTCTCCTTCGTAGGTCAGATAGTTACGACTTGCATTATAAGACCAATCTAATTCTGTATTTTTTTGGCGAGGAGTGCAGATAGTGCGCCCACCCTCAAATAAACGCTGGATGTCCATTTCGTTACGTCGCCCAATAATATACGGATAACTCTTATTCTCTCCCTCATATATACCATCTTCAAAAACCCCAACTCCTCCACCAAGAGTAAACGAATCACCAATAACAGCCCATTTTTTACCCCTTAAAATATTATCAGAAAATGAGAGTTTTTGTGACGTGATACTATTGTCTTTTATGCAGACTTCTTTTAATAAGGCACTTTTTTTGTTCATGTGAAAAGTACAGTTTTTGTCGTCAGTATTTCTGTAATTAAATCCAATATGAGAAACACCTTCTGGTATCTCAATTTCATAGTTTGACAACTTGCCAGCTACTTCTGCTATCACATCTCTTGACCAAACACCATCTACGAAAAAGTTTACAATTACCTTGCCGTCAGAAAAAGCCTGTATATTTTCAAATTTTGCTGTTATTGCGCCAGTAGGAATCTCTACTTTTGAATGCAACACAGAAGAAGAACTAGAATTGGATACATGTCCATTTACTGCATAATAACCACCCTCCGTCACCAAAACTGGAGACTCATAATAATCCAAATAGCCTTCGTCAAATGTCTCGTTAAAGTTTCCATCAATCGCAGTAGATAAAGTGCCCCACGATTGTTCACTGTCTTTTGCTATATCAAATATCTTTTTCATAATATCATTCGTTTTTAATTAATGTTTCATTTGAAATTAAAGTTGAGTTGCTTAGTTGGGTGAGAATTCCCCAAACATCTCCTTCTATTCCCACATACTCATTCAGCTGTTTAATCTTATCATCTGTTGATATTTCATCGAAGAGCATGAAGTCATAGAGAGACATTTGAGCATAACTAGAATTTAAGAAAGAACTACCTATTTTTGGGTTAAGCGTTCCTATATTCAATTTAGAGTCATATAATTCAACAATATTGTGAGTTATATCTTTTAATTGACTAGCATAAATATACTTATTAAGTATTCCATCAATATAAGTACTACCTCCTGTATTTCTTGCTCTATATGCCGACACTTTATTTTCGTTAGTATCAAAATCTCTATTAAATATAGCAAAACCTCCATTTGTTCTTTGGTCATATAAAATTGCCATACCGGCAACAGATTGCCAATTCACCTTCATCAACACTTGTTTGCCACCGACCGTAGTAGGAATAGTAACAAAGTCATCTACACCATCAAATTGGTATGAACCATCTTCATTAACTCCACTTCCTTCCGCATAAGCCGAGTTATGAATAACTCCATGATTACCATGACCGGATATATCAGGAATATATCCTAATATCTTATAGCTAGAGTTAGGAATACGTAGTAGTCTAGGAGATAGAATACACTTGGGTTCATTGTTGTCAATTGACCAAATAGGGCTATTTGTCCAAGCAAATATCATCTCTTTAGCAACAGTAATATATTGATTATTATCATATACATATACACCGTTGCACTCTAATTGACCCTTTAAAGTATAAGCTCCTTCTAATAGGTTTACAGATGAATTATACCTGATAGTATCTCCTACTTTTAGCTTATCTCCCCAAGTATAAGTATAAGTTCTATCTAGGTTTTCTAACTTAACGAAACTTGGATACGGCTGCACAATATCCTCGTATCTGATGTACTCGTCAATTGTGATGTTTATCTTTTGAGGGGATTTGTCAGATAAAGTACCATTAAAAGTAAACCTGTTACCATTAACACTAGGAGTCCCCAAAGACACTCCATTTACTGTCAAGGATGTAACTTCGTCTGCTGCACCCTTCGTTGTTACAGCAATTCTCAATTTAGAATTAATCGGATAGTAGTTTCCTACAACAGCAGGAAGGGTATCTATATAACAATCTACTACTTGATATTCGGAATTACTCTTCACTATCGGTCTAAACTCCACCATATCCGGATACAGCGTACCCAGCTTATGCTTCTTCAACTGGCGCTCTATCAAGAACTCGGACATACTATAAGGGAAGGTCATGAGAGAGTAGATAGCTCCGTTGAAGAAACGAGTATCATTATCTCGTATCGTGCCTAACCACATATCAGTGCCATCTTCTGCTGCACCTGCTGTTATAGATTGCCCGCAATAAGAGTATTTAGATAAATAAGATATACTTCTAGTAGAAATAAAATTTAGACCAGAAGTACCTTGACCAAAACTATAAACGCTATCTCCGGCAATTTCCACAAATGCCCCCGGATTATTCTTTGACGATATAGCTCCAATATTAGCAAATATTTCTCTATCGGTTACTACCGTATAATCTTTGTAAACAGGCATCCCTGTCACCTTACCAAAGTCATTGATACCGTCAAGGTATAGAGCACCTGCGTGGGAGGGAATCTGGGTGATGGTTATATTGCATGGTTCATTTACAATTCCCGAAATACCTCCAAATCTTAATGTTAAATCCGTAGCTCCATCAGGTGGAGTAAATGAATATACACCATCTTGCTTTATATCAATATATATCCATCCTGCAGGAGTAGTCCATCTTAACTCCAAATGCAGTCCTATTGATTTCATCATTTCTGATACTCCACTAACATTAATAGAGTAAGTACCATTAACAGTTGGATAATTTACAATAGTAAAATACGTATTGGCAACAGTTGCCGTGACTTTCCAATTAGGATAATTATACTTACCTATACCACTATCCCCATCCCAAGCTAGATTGTTCAACTGAATATCCCTACCATTACCGGAAAAGTCAATCAGCCTATCGCCAAACTCTGCGTGGTTCTCGTTGGTGATTCCCTGCTTAGCAATATTGCAATAGATGTCAGATTTGAGCGTTCTATCCAAGTTGAAGTAAGCGATTACTTGGTTGATTTGGTCGGTAGTAAGTACCTTGTTGGCGATGATTGTCCAGTACCAAGCGACAGAGCTAAAATCACCAGTATTATTACCGTCATTATACGAATATCCTTGAACGCTAAAATTACCATTGATTATGGAGTCTCTATTGTCGCCATTAGACGTATAATCATTCTTATCACCTAATATATTATTTACAACTGACAAAGCCATTAAGTTAGAAGAAGTATATCCATATATTCCAGTCTTGTCGTAGTTATTCACGATATTACGGAAATAGCCATTGGCACTACCTCTTATATAATTGGTAAAAGATACATTATTAGATGAATCTTTAACCTGATGAATCATACTCACCACCGTAATCTCATTACTTCCTCCCAGCATCTCCTGCACGGTCTTGGTGGAAGTAATCAGGTCGTCGATTCCGTCGGTGACGAAGGCGCCTTCGAACAGGGGAAGCATTTCTATAGTTACTTCTTCATCTACTGCAAGAGTAGACAAATCAAACCATAATAAGTAATACAAAGAGTTTGTACTAATATCTATTTGAGCTAGTTCTTCTTCGTTTAGTGTTTTTAAGTTAGTATAATTGTCTTCATTAGGATTTAATACAAGTTCTTGTACTCTAACACTTTTATCTTTTCCTTCTGAAATGCTAAGACCGTGTACGTCCCAAATGACAGCTATATTCTTATTACTATTAACTTTAAATGGAATAACATTCGATATAAGCCCTCTAAATGTGCTGTTTTGGAAATACCAAAAATTAGGACCAGTTAATCTTTTTAGAGTAATACTATGCCCATTTCTCGACACAACTACAACACTATCATTGCCTTCTGTATTATACCAATCTAAAGTATTATCAAACTTAGCAAACTCATAACCTCCATAACTGGACATTTTATCATAAGCTGCGTTGCTAATCACAAAGGGATTGTCGGGGTCCACCAAGTTCTTGACAACAGCCCTGTCCGGATCGTCGTTGCTCTTACCGTAGCAGATGCAGACGGCTTTCAAGGAGGCTAAGACTTCCGGGTCGATGTAGGGACGGTCGGTACCGGAAGCAGCTCCCGGAACTCCCAACTTAATCGCATTGATGCGGATAGGATCAAGCCCTATCCGGTCAAGCCTAATCGGATTTAATCCTATCGCTCCCATTATTCTTCGGATTCAAAGTATTGAGCCTTGACAGGCTGCGTTTCACATTCAACCTTGATGTATTGTCCGGGTATAAGACCGACAACGGGACGGGCGAAATTCAGAGTAGTGAAATTCCTAGTCTCTGCAACGGAGTATTTTTCTCCGTCATAGCTTATATAAACAGCCAGTTTCCCGGATTCTTCAAACTCTAGCTGAAGCCCAATAGTTTCTGAATTTACCTGAATGGCATCGCTTAGATAACGCTTTTCTGCGATCTGGCTAAATGTGATATCTGTTGATTTCATGATTGTTCCTCCTATTTTTTTGCTGTTATTACTGTATTTCGTAAGAAATTCCGGTACTCTTCCCGCACATCAAAACAAGGACACGCCTTGATATATTCAGCCGGCTCTACCTCTCCGCTTCCGTCCAGATCGGGTGAAGTATCACGATGTCCGAGAAGCTCGATGATAGGATACTCCTTGCAAAGCTTCTCAATCAGTTGTCGCAAACTAGCCTTTTGAGCCGGAGTACGGGTGTCTGCCGGTTTACCGTTTGCATCCAGTCCGCCAACATAACAAATGCCGATCGAGTGCTTGTTATACGATTTACTGGAAAATCCCTTAGTGTTACAGTGTGCTCCGTCAACGGTGAGCGGTCTGCCCTCTTCGATCATTCCGTCCAGGTCGATTACATAATTATAACCGATCTGATTGAATCCCCTTGCCCGGTGCATCCGGTCAATGTCCTTTGCTCGCAAGTCTTGCCCGGCACGTGTTGCCGAGCAGTGAATGATGATTGAGTCTATATCTTCTCTTTTCATATTCTTTCCTCCTATAATATCAATGTTAATACTCCCAACGCCAGACCCACACAATCACAGATGATGTCTTTAATTGAGAACTCTGTTTTCTTGCAATACTTGTCGTATACTTCCTTCAGGAAGAAGATCACGACGGTTATAATGATTGCTAACCATAGTGGCGTATATTTCGATAACCACATTACCAGGTTCTGGCATACTATAATGTGAGCCATTCCGTCTATTCCGATCATGGATAGAAGCTTGCTGGCTAATGCGCTGATTTTATTTATCATACTATTAGTTTTAAATCTTTCAAAGTATCATTAATCCTATGAATGCCTGCATCGTAATACTCTTTATCAATTTCAAAACCAATATATTTTCGATTGGTATTAATACAAGCCACAGCAGTAGAACAACTCCCAGAGAACGGATCTAATACGATATCACCCGGTTGCGTGACTAATGCTAATAGCCGTTCAATCAACCTAACCGGCTTCTGGGTAGGATGAATAGCGCTGTAATGGTCACGCGCTTGTTTGATTATCGATTTTTCGCTCGTGCCGGCTTCTATTGACGACATGACATTACACGCTCTGTCTCCTATCATCATATCACCATGAAGGTTATTTTTATTGGATTTTTCATTTTTGTATAAATCAGTCCTTATTATTGATCTCTCTGTACATCCATTTGTCATAGCCCTAGATACAGCAGCGCATCGATCTTCTCCCATGAACCCAGTTTGAGCAGTTGCATGATATCCATGCTTTTTGTTTTCTTTATAAGAAGCTGTATTGTTGATAAGAAAATTTTCCACTTCCTTTAAAGATTTAGGATTATGAAGTATAGTCCTCAACCTCTTTATATCCGCTAATATCGAATCTATATCATTACATTTAGCCTCTATATAAGGTATCTTGCATCTATTTATTTTCCCTTTTCCTACACAGTGTATACTAATAGTCTCATGAACCCTCAATAGAGGCAATAGAGGGGATGTTATATATGACTTATTCCATATAACTTCCTCTTTGAATTGAAATAGTGGATTTTTCAATGCCTCAATTCCAATTTCAATGTCGTTAAAAAAACGCTTCCCATTAAATTCATACAGGTAACCGTATTTACCATTATATATCCTCACCTTGTCTAATAAGGTGTTCCAACGATAAAAGGAAGTGCCTCTCCCGAACAAAACCACAAATCCATTAGGTTTTAAGACACGTGCAAATTCAAGGAATAAGGATTGTTCATCAAACGGACGCTCCAATTTTTGCCCTTTTAAATACAAATACGGTGGATCTGTTAGAATACAGTCTACACTTGCATTAGGAATACGCTTAATTCCTTCCTGGCAATCTTCGTTATATATTTTATTTATCATATTCATGTATTTCCTCTTTTTCGATTATATCCTTTACATCTTCCTTGTCAACCTTAAACACCTTCTTACCAAACACGCCCAAAGCCCCGATAAGATTGATGTTAATCCCCTTTGGCTTCAGTATATTCCCGACTATCGAGCATCCCTCTATGAAGCATACCAATAAGCAGGAATACACATCTATAGGATATTCATTGTGACTTGCTACGCTAATCATGCAGACCATGCAGACGAAAGCGAAGTAAGTGACCATCTTCCCCATAGTGGCACGGATCGCACGTGAGAATCTGACCTTTTCACCCATTAGTATACTTTTTCTTACTCCGAATAGGAGATCGCAGAGGATTACAGCGCATGAGACAATCAGCCACGGAATCATATTTTGCAATGATTCGGCAACAAATGCAGTGGCTATTGCGGCAAATCCTCCGGTAGTGGTATGTACTATTGCTTCTTTCATACGATACAAGTTAGATAAACGGTTAACAACGAAATTACCTCAATCCAGAACATCGGCTTTCTCTTTATGAAATCAGAGATGAAATTGCCTGTCCAGTGCTTACTCATGGAGATAACCATGTAAGCGATGAATCCAGCCCATAACAGTAACCAATACCAACTATTGCAACCTACCCATATCTGGGAGAAGATCAACGACATGGCGGCACCGATACAATGGGCGGTTTTCTGGCTTCCTTTGAAATTAGGAGATACACCAAGTATAGCCATCCCGACAACCGAAAGGAATACAAGAAACTGGCTGTTTTCCGTACTTGCTTCAAATGCTGCCGGAAGAAGCAATACACCGGAGCCGATCATGCACAAACCGAACCAGAATTTATGCGTCAGGGCGTAGTAGGTATCACTGATAGAATACGGGATTTCCTTCATCTTTTTAATCATTGCAAAAACATATCCGGCAATGAGGATGAACGACATTAATACTAGTAGAATCATAGCTTTATCTGTTTATAGTTTATAATACAAAATTGAGTTTCTCCGGATAACCGGTTTTATAATTGTAGGAATTAACCTCTTCTTTGCTAAGCAAATTTTTCACGGCTGCAATATGAGCCTGTGTAGTATTGTAGCAGTCAAGAGCATACAATTCTAATTGGTCAAGCATATTTAAGGCGTCATTTACGGGAATTACATACTTCTCCGCATTGTACCACAAAGTAGTATATACCCGGCCCGCTTCTTTTTCTATGTTTATTGAGTTGACTAATCCTACACGGGTGTCTTTATCCAGCCATATTTGTTTTCCGTCCAGCGTCAAGGAGTTTACAGCATCCGACTTGTCGTAAGCGTTGATCTCTGCGATCTTCATCTCTTTCAATTCATCAATGGTGTACTCATGCTCAACCAATACCGGGTAACCGCTTTCGTTCTCCTTGATTTCTTTTCCGGATGATTGACCGTCAAGCAATTCCTGCCAGTACTCCACCGATATTTCTACTGCTCCTTCTTGTGGCTCATCGTAAAACCCTTCTTTCCAATACATTTTTCCCATAAAACGTCCTCCTTATTTCCATCTACCTATTGCCATCCAATCCCATGATTCTTGCGATAATCCAGTAGTACCACCACTTGCATAATTTCTATTTAAGTAGAATCTACTAACGGTCTTATTTGTTGCTAAAGGAGAAGCTGAATATATCGCAGAGTCGCTACTAGGTTTGTATACAGTTGCAAATATTTTATATTCAGTATTATAAAAAGATGTAGGCATAGTCACACTATACGGAGCTGTAGACGAACCTCCAACTCTTCCCCATTGTACAAGCAATCCATTATTGAACTTGGCATAACCGTTCTGATTGAGATTTACTGTCATTGCGTTAGATAGATCAGCTTTAGCCAAGTTAGGTATCATTGCCAATAGTTCTTCAATCCTAGCTCCCGAATATTGACTGTTATAATCACTCATAGAACTTACTCTTTATAACGTTAAACGTACTACCGTCAGACAGTAGAAACCGTCCTTCGGTCACTGCAAATGCCTGTCTTTTCCCTTCTTGAGATACCGTAGTAGAAACGGAAACCTGATTATTGCCCTTAGTAGTCGAAAACACGACAGTTTGTTGCCTGTCCAGTCCTTCATTGGCAACATCGCTCATTACGCTTGCGGCTCCATTAGGGCCGGGCGTAATGACAATGCTTCCTTCTCCTTCCTTCCAAGGTACAAGTATATCCATTATGCGGCAGTCCAAGAAGTGTTAGACGTAACAGTAACGGAAACAGCTGAACCGTTTTGAGGAATTGTAATTTCTGTTGGGGAAACGGATAGTTTTGCGTCTCCTGCTGCTTGTTTGATTGCAATCTGTACAGCCTGACC